GTCCCGTTTGACGGCGAGCGGGAGTGGCGCGGAACTAAGTGGCGCCCGGTGGACAAGGCCGATTTCTCGATCCCTGGCACCTGGTGCATCTACCGCGTCCCGCAGATGCTGCATAAGTTCGACCGGAACCGTGATGACCAGGTGATCTGGCTCATGATGCAGGATTGGGATTACGACTGGAAGGGTTTTGATCGCATGGATCGGGTGGTGACGTTATGCCACACGCACGAGAAATGGCTGCTGGAGCGGCATCCGGAGCTCAAACCGAAACTCCACGTCACCTCGAACGGTATCAAGGTGGACTTGATCGAGGAGATCGAGAGAACCAACGAACTCCCACCACGCAATCCGCGGAAAATGATTTATGCGTCGTCGCCGGACCGCGGGCTGAAGCGGCTACTTGAGATCTTTGCTAAGGCCCAAGCTCAACAGGACCCGGCGCAACCGCTCGAACTTCACGTGTTTTACGGATTCGATGGTCTCGAACAGCTTGTCGCCCGGAATCCGGATTCGGCGCCGCTGCTCAAAGACCGGGAAGAAATCCAGAAGCTGGCGGGGACGATCCCTGGCGTGCATCTACGTGGTCGTGTTTCACAGACCGAACTCTATCGCGAATGGTTTTCAGCCGGCATCTGGTGCTATCCGACCGATTTCGCTGAGATGAGTTGCATCACCTGCCAGGAAGCGCAGGCGATGGGGGCGATCCCGGTGACCTGCGAAGCATGGGCACAGGGTGAGAACACGTTATTCGGCATCACTATCACCGGAGACCCGGCGATTCCGGGGGTTCAGGACGAATTTGTCAAGCAGCTTGTGTCAATCGCGAACGATATCCCGCGGCAAGAACGCATCCGGGCGGAAATGATGCCAGCCATCCGCCAGCGCTTCGACTGGAATCGCCACGTGTCGCAGTGGGAAGACTGGACAGAAGAAGACCGTGTCGTGCATGAAACCCAGATCTGCCGTGGCTGCGGCGAAGACAAGCTCGAGACTGTACTCGATTTGGGCGAACAGGCGATCGCCGGCTACTTCCCGGAGCCCGGCGAGAAAGTGCTTCTGGCGCCACTCGAGCTGGTGCGCTGCACCGCCTGCGATCTCGGCCAATTGCGGCATTCGGTGGATCGCCGGGCGCTATTCGCCGGCGCCTACGGCTACCGCTCTGGAATCAACGAAACCATGCGCGGGCACCTGAAGGGAATCGCCAAGGAATTCAAGGTGAAGAGCGGCGATCTGGTGGTGGACATCGGCTGCAACGATGGAACGTTTCTGGAGAACTTCCCGGTGCGCTCGCGCGTTGGTTATGATCCATCGGAGATCTGCCCATCCAAATACCATCGGGACTTCTTCAGCCAGGAGCACTTCGAGAAACATCACCCCGGCAAGAAGGCGAAGGTGGTGACTTCGCTGGCGATGTTTTACGACCTCGAGGATCCGCTCGAATTCGCCAAGCAGGTGCACGGCATCCTAGCCGATGACGGGATCTGGGTGATCGAGGTTCAGGATTTCGCCGAGACTGCCAAGAAATCGGCCTTCGACACAATCTGCCATGAGCATCTGACCTATTGGGACGCCACTAGGCTGGAAGAAGTCCTCGTGCGCTCTGGCTTCGTTTCCGTCAAAGTCGACTACAACTCTATTAATGGTGGCAGTATGCGGGTACACGCGATGAAGGTTGTCGTCCGTGAATCAGGACCAAAACCGTATCCACTGATGCCGATCATTTGGAAACAATTTGCCGCAGACGCACACTGGGCGCGCGCGTCACTTAAGAAGACGCTGGAAGAGTTGAACGGCAAACAGATCTGGGGCTATGGCGCATCGACCAAGGGCAATGTGCTGCTGCAGTTCTGTGGTATTACGAACAAGGAGATCGTGGCGATCGCCGATCGTAACCCGGAAAAGTGGGGTAAGGTGACGCCAGGTAGCAACATCCCGATCGTTTCGGAAACGCTCATGCGCCAGGCGAAGCCGGATTACCTACTGGCCTTACCATGGGCCTTTATGGAGGAATTCCGCAAACGTGAGCCATGGGCACGCTGGATTGTGCCATTCCCCGAGGCGCACATCCTCGGGGCGGCTGAAAGTGATGCAGTGGAGGTGCCTGTATGCTCCTAATGCGCCAATCGATTGGCACTGTCGCCTATATGGGCGGCCTGATGGCGGTGCCGGAGCCGTTCGTATGGTCACTGGTACAAATGATCCAGTACTCGAACGAGCACCTCTGTGGTCCAAACCAGATCATCCATTTGACGAAGTCCATCACGAGCTACCATGCCTGGGCGCGCAACGGCATCGCGGACAACATTCTTGGCGATTGGGTGCTGATGCTTGATACTGACCAGACATTTGAGCCGGATCTGGTTTGCCGAATGGTTTCTCTGCTGAACGAATTTGACCTTGATGTGCTGACCGGGCTCTACCACTACAAAATCCCGCCGCACAACCCAGTGCTCTACGCCTGGGAACCGAACAAGCGGCAATTCCACGGGATCGCCGGCTGGCAGACCATCGGCCGACTGTTGCGCGTTGATTGCGCCGGCGCTGGTTGCCTCATGGTCCGGCGGCGAGTGTTCGAGCGCATCACCAATGAGCTCCACCAGAAACCGTTTGATCCGATCGGTGAGTGGAGTGAGGATTTCAGCTTTTTTGTGCGACTGATTCAGTTGGGCATCAAGGTCTATTGTGCCCCGGACATCGAGACCTACCACCTGATGATTCAACCGATCAGCTCCGAGCATGCGGATTATATGAACGTAGCTGAGGCTCCGCCAGAGCTGGTCAAACGGATGTGAAGGAGCAATATGAAAATCGCCTCGTTCGGTCCTAATGCTTCGCTGATGGTGCTGGAGTGGCGACCATGGCTCTATCAGTTGGTGTCGGCCGTGGTCTCCGGAGGCGCCGGCGCAGTGACGACAGCCGCTATCTCTCCGATCATGGATGCGACGAAGTACAACCCGACGCACTGGGCTTATTACCAGTTCATTGGCCTGATGTTTCTCGGAACCGGATTTCTCAAGTTGTTCTTCTTTCTGGATACTCACCCGATTCCGGATATCGAAACGGTGACCACCGTGCAAACCGTGGAGCAGCAAGAGCATCCGCCGGCTACGGTCACGAAGACTGTGCAGACCACGGAAACCGCCCCAAAGAAAGAGAAGGAGTAACTATGCCGATCATCTCTGTGCTCATCACCCTGGTTGTTGTGGGTGTCCTGTTGTGGCTTGTCAACACTTACATCCCGATGGACGGGAAAATAAAGAACATCCTGAACGTCGTGGTGATCATTCTTGTTGTGCTCTGGCTGCTGAGTGTGTTTGGGGTTTTCAGCGCCGGAAGCCTTGGAAACGTACCTCAATACAGGAGATAAACCATCGCACAGTTCACCGACAATTTATTTAGTCTCACCGGCCGAGTCATGAGCTTTCGGCCGAACCTCGACCGAAACCTTGTCCAGGGCTGGCTAAACGACCGCGTGCGCCAAGCGCTCGACTCGCGCACTTACTGGGCTGACTTACTGTCTCACGGAGTCCTGTCGATCCCAAACTTCTACAAGAACGGAACCGTAAACGTGACGACTGGATCGACGATCGTCGCCGGCGGGATCCCGGACACTCAAGGCAACACGACCTCGTGGCCCGTGGATGACAAAGTGAACACCACGGTTGCCTCCGGTATCAATGAAATAGGCTATGTGGTAGTAACTCCGGTTTCGATGTTGAATATTATGCCCGACACCTATCTCTACGTGGATGCTGCCGGGACTCCGGAGACCGTCGCCGTCGTGCGCACCACGGCGACAACCTTCACGGCGCAATTCCAGTTCGTGCACCCAGCGGCCGCGACCACGCTCACGTCTTCCTCTCTCACTGGAATGCAGTTCCGTACCGACGAATCGAGCCCGGTCTTCACTGTGACGTCAGTCCAGAATGCAAATCAATTGACTATCGATCTGCCATGGGGCTACAACAACTTGACCAATTCGCCATACCAGATCGTGAAGTCATATTTCACCTTGGCGCCAGACCTCAAGGATTTGTTGTTCATGATCGACGCCTATCAGGGCATTCCGCTGCGCATCCACGTATCTGTTATGGAGATCAACTGGCGGGATCCGCAGCGGTCGTCGACCGGGCCGCCGCTAGCTGTTGTTGACCTGGCACCTTCCGCCGGCGGCAGCATGCAATACGAGCTTTGGCCGTGGCAATTCGGAGCGTACCAGCTCGGGTTCATCTATCAGAAGCAGTGGCCGGATATGCTGAACGACACCGACCGGCCGCCGTGGTTCATTAACCCGAGTGTTTTCATGTACGGAGCACTCGCAGATGCGTTGAACTTTAAAGTCAACGAGAAAGACGTGTACCACAACCCGAAGTTGGCGATGCACTACGAGCAGAGATTTATGAGGGGGCTCGAAGACGCTAAAAATGCCGACGAATCCAAATTCCAGCGCGCGTTCGACTTCAACTTCGAGCAGTTGTTCGGATCGGCCGGAGCCAACTTCTGGCAGTCGCACGATCCCGATGTGATTTCCTGGAATCTGTAGGCCGCAACTATAAGAAATCATTTGTGATGTCAGAAATGACGGATCACAATTGATGGAAGGAGTTTCGAATGAAGAAGGGAAGACTCAAGAAAGCGAAAATGTACGGTGGCCGCAAGAAGCTGGACAAGGAAGCCCGCGAGACCACACACAGGACCGGCAAGCGCGGCAAGAAGCGGCGCTAACTCAAGTACGAAAAGGACAAGCACATGCCCAAATTGAAAAAGGATCGGATGTACCGGCACGGCAAGAAGCGCGGGATTCACGCAATGCACCGCTCGGCGTTGGAAACTGCGCACAAGAGCAAAAGCGTCCGCAAGAAGAAGCGGTAGCCACTCCTATATAGGAGTGAGGGAGAGCCTATGACCAAAAGTGTCCCTCCTGGACCGAACACGAACGACACCGGCCCACGGTCGGTGGAACACTACATCACGCAGGCTAACCGGCAGAACTTGGGATTCGAGCATCCGGTGGCCGCGTTCGCGCGCGCGAAGACGCGAGAGCTGAACCGGCACGATGCTGCCCGGATCGAGCAGAAGAACACCGGTATGCGCCAGAGCAAAGCGGAGATTATGGCTAACCAGAAGAAGTGGGAAGCCGAGTGCCGGGATCGCGAAGCGATGCGCCACTATGAGCACCACTTCACCGACATGCGCGGGGCGAACACGGTGAAGCGCGCCAATATCGTAGTGAAAAAGGTGGAGTAACCCGTGCCGACCACCGTTGATGAGCGCACCCCTGAAGGGATGGTAACGTACATTATCACGTACGCCCTGCCAGACGGGCACATCATTGAGTGTTATCGTCAGGATTTTGCGCCCACAAATGACTTAGACGAGGCCCATTCGTGGTTATTGCGAAAAGCTAAGATGGAAAAGGAACTCTTTGATGGATGGAATGCCGAGCATGGATTTGTGCCAAATCCCGTTCCATACGTCGCGGGGAACTGGGGATGGAAGGCGTATGTGAAGGCGGAGGCGGTCAGTACGTGAATGCCTCAATATCAGCTCCAAGACTTGGACGCCCGCGTTCTCGACCGGTTGGAGGGAAACTCGCTGTTCTACGTCCAGACGGAACGCTACAACGCCATCAACGAAGCACTGCGCGTTCTCAACGTCTTCACGGGGTTCACTCAGGCTGTGGTTTCGGTGCCGGGCGGTACGCAAATCGGCCGGTACATTTACGATCAGCCGGCGGGTCTACTCTTTCCCATGGCGGTGGCCTTCAACAACCGGCAGTTGCGGCGCACGACGTTTCGCGCGCTCACCCAGCGCTACCGGCTCTGGTATCAGGACACGGCTACAAGCTTCGGGCCTGTGGCGCAATGGTGGCCGATCGGCACGCAGAAGTTCGGCATCCACCCGGCTGACGTCATTGGCGGGCTCCCGCTCGCCATTGTCGGCGTCGTCGAGCCGACGCTGTTGGTCAATCCCACGGACGTCATTGACCTGCCGGATGAGTACACCCAGATCATCGATGACTACGCGGCACACGTGTTGCAGTTGAAGGAAGGTGGAAAGATCTTTGCCGACGCGAGTTTGCTCTACCAGAAGTTCCTGAGTGTCATGAAGGATTACGGCCGCTGGCGCTATTTGGTCCAGCCCCGGTACTGGATTGAGGCGCAGGCTGTCAAGAAGGGCTGATGACTTACGTGTCCGACATATACGATGCCGTGTGCGCTGTGCTTTTGGAACCCGTGTTGTCCAACTTACCGGAGACGACCGGCTTGCAGCTTGGTATGCTTACCGTCGACCAATTTCTCGGGTTCTTTTCTAGCGCGTTCAAGGACTTTACTCAGGAATCCGGGCTTGTCAAAAAGTTATTTTGCCAGGCCGTGACAAACGGCACAGGAGTATACACGGAAGCCGACGCCCAGATGCAGGTTGAGGATGTATTCTACAACAACCGTTTCCTGAGTCCGACGGATTCTTACAATCTCGATGCGCTGTTCCTTAACTGGCGGACCGCTACTGGCGCACCGCAAACCTGGAATGAAGATCGCGTCACCGTGAAAGCGATCCAACTCGTGCCGGCGCCGATCATCAACGGGAATACAGTCGGCGTGTCGGCGAACTACTTCGGCACACTCAGTGCCGTGACGAATCCAGTCAACTTCACCTTCAGTACCACAGCACCGTTTTACGGGACGATCAGTAGCTATTCCGGTGGGTCTTATCTGGATCCGATTTCGGCCGAGTTTGGGACAGTCAGCAACTTGGTTCCGTCTAGCGCGAACCTGATGATGTCATCGACGGCGCTCCCAGTGCAGAGTAAAACCTACGCGCTCACGGATCTGATTCAAGGGATACCGGACAGCTTCACGGTGTATCTGAAGTACGGCGTGCTCGAGCGTGTTTTCAAGATGGATGGAGAAATGAAGGATGAACTCCGAGCACGCTATTGCGCTGCTCGTTTCCAGGAAGGCGTTAACCTCGCGCGCGCCATCATGCAGGAAGTCGAAGAGGAAAAAATGTAATGGCCACACCAGTCATCACTCTCACACCGCGGCCAATCTTCAAGGAAGATTGCTCGCTAACAATCTCGCCAGTGCCGGTTACAACGAGTGCTAACGTACTCACCGCTTCCGGGAGCGTCCCGGCGACGGTGCATGCGATGGATATCGTGTTCTACAGCTCGCTCGTAATCGCTGCCAACGACGCTGCAGCGGCGGCCGCCGGCGTCGCCGTTGGACAGCTCTACGTGACCGGATCGAGCGTGCTGCAAACCAGGATGACCTGATGGAAAACGACAAACTTCAAGACATCATCATCGAGGTTCCAATCGCCGAAAACGACGAAGACGCAAAAGCCAAAAACGTGCGTCAGGGGGAACTATATTCCACTCCAGATGGCGAACTTCGGGTCAGGATGCTTGAATGAATCAACCGGCGCCATACAAACAAACCACGAAGGTCTTCGGCAACATGGGGATGGTCACGAAGTTGGACCCTGCCCAGTTGCAAGAGGGCATGTTCCAGCAATTAAACAACTTAGTGAGCTTACAGGAAGGCGCCATCGTCACTCGCAACGGGTTTTTCCGTATCAATTCAACGCCGCTGACGGACAATTTCGGCAATGTTCTCGATTTCATCCACGTGCTGGCTAGGTTGGCAACGGGATCTAACGCAGCGAACAACTATCGCTACTTGGGCAGTGGCCAGCAAATCTTTCGTGTGTCCTCGACGGTGAATCCGATCGCCGGCTATGCCGTGGCGACGCTAGGCAATGGCACCAACCTCAACGAATTTGGCGCCTACTGGAGCATGGTGGCGTACCGCAAGAACTCAAGCGGATTGCCTTACGCCTACTTTGCTACTCCGACGCTGATGCTCAAAGACGTGTTGACGGACACGCCTAATGGCAATCTGCAGCCACTCGAGAAGTTTGGAATCGATCGCCCAGTGTTCCCGATGCGCGCGGCAATCGGCGCCGCCCTGCCGACGACCACCAGCAGCGGAAGCTGCAACACCCAGCTTTACACGGTCATCAATGTCAGCGGCAGCCCATTCAGCATTTCCTGGGGATCCGGCACACCCATCACCATCAATGGGCAGCCTTACGTGATCACCGCGGTCCAGGACGTGAACCACTTAACCATCCAGACCTCGGCCGGATATCAGAACGGGGTCGGTTTCACTGTTACGTTTGCCACCAATCCTGGCCCGAATGCGACGATCACCGACTACACCTACGTTTACACCTTTAGGAATCCAATCACGGGGGCAGAATCCAACCCTTCTATGTTCATGGTCACCGGCCTGTCACCGGTGAACCAAGCTGTCAATTTGACGATCAGCCCGATCTGCCCGGCGCCGCAACAGCCGAACGACATCACTCAGGCCGTCTACGTCGATCCACAGATCTATGGCCCGAATTCGATTGCGATCTACCGCGCTGGCGGCTCTTTTGCTGACAACTTCTATCGTTTAATCGGCTATACGCAAGCCAACACAAACACCGTAACTGGAAGTCAAGTAAGCACTTCGGGCTACAATGTCGCACTCACCACTGGAGCGTTTTTCAATATCAACTGGCCGACCGGAACCCCCATCACGATCAACAACGTCGTGTATACGATTCAGCAGGTGACTTCCACGACGGCACTTACGTTGCAGCAGTCAGCCGGCACCCAGACCAATGTCGCCTATTCTCAGACGTTCAGCCTGTCGACCGACGTGACTTTCATCGACACAATGTCGGATGCGGCGATCGCCAGCAACCCACAGGCGCAATTCGACAATGATCCGCCGGTCACTTCCACCTTGCCGATTGCGTTTTCTGCCAGCATCAACGCCTTTGTTTCTGGTGGCACGGCAGGCAATATGGCCGAATATACCCTGACCGTCAACCAGGGATTCGCACCTGGCCAAACCGACCTCGCGGAAGTTCTGCGGCCGGGCACCGCATTGAGTATCGGGACAGGCAACACACAAGAATTCGCCGTGCTTGAAGCGATTACCGGCAACCTGCAGATCCGGACTTTCTTCCAGTACACGCACAGTACCGGGGAGACTGTAAGCACTGGCAGCGTCTCGAACCAGCCTTGCAGTCTCTCGGCGCTGGCTTTCAACTCGCTATTCCTCGCCGGCGACGTAAACAACCCGACCTATCTCTACAAGTCCAAGACTGGCATCCCGGAGTCCTTCCCCGTTGTGGACCTCGAAGATGGCTCGCCGGGGTCGATCGAAGTCGGCAGCCCGTCGAATCCGATCATCGCCATCACGGAATTCAACGGACAAATCGTTTGCCTAAATCGCGACAACATTTTCGTAGTCAACGTCTGGAATGGGGCGATGACGGATCCGATCATCTCGCCGGCGCAGCGCGGGCTGTACGGCCAACAGGCATGGTGCAAGGTCGACAATGCCATCTGGTACGTCTCCTATGATGGCATCTACGCCTGGTCCGGCGGCCCATCCACTAAAATGAGCGAGCCGATCGACCCCTTTTTCAAAGGTGAGACGGTCAACCAATTCGCCCCGGTCAGTTTCAGTACGGTCCCGGACGGCAATGGCGTAAGCGACGTCGCCTTCATGCAATTGAGTTACTTCCGCAATGAGGTGAGATTCCTCTACCGGGACACCGCCGGCAACACGCCCCTGCTTCGCTACCATACCATCTACAACCGCTGGTCAATCGATACGCTTTATGTCACGGACACTTATGCGACGACGCCGTTGTCGATGTTGTTTGAAGAAGATACCGGTGATTTGCTGGTTGGCACCATCGAAAGCTCGAGCGGTGGGCCTTTCCAGGGTTATCTGAATCAGATGGACATGCCGATCACGTCCACTGCGCTGGACACGACCGATGGATTCACCGATGCCGCCCAGGACAACGGGCATCCGATCTCATGGTTTCTACTCACGAATTTCTACACCTTGGGAATGCCGTCATTACAGAAGCAGTTCGGCGACATCGTGTTTGAGCTGCAAAATCCTTCAACCGTGACAGTGAACGTTTACTATGATTTCTCAACCACGCCGGATCCTATTGACGTGTTCGTCATCCCGCAAGCCGTTGGACGGCGCCGCGTGGTGCTGCCACTGAAATCTGGGTCCGCCCAGGAAGCCTACGCGATCGCCTTCAAGATCAGCGGCACAACCGCGACTCCCGTGACGCTGTACACGATCACGTTTAATTACCTGCCACTGGAGCAGATCCAGCTCGGTCGCGCGCTCGACTGGGACAACCTTGGTTGGCCGTACGACAAGAAACTGCAGCAGCTCACTATCGAATATGACACTCAAGGGGAAGCAGTCACGCTGAACCTCGACATGTCGAGCGGGATCAGCCCAGCGCTCGAGACCCAAACGTTCCAGACCGTCACCTTGCGGAGTCCAACAAGCACGCTGGCAGTTGGCCCGGTGCGCAATCGGGACAACTTCCCGATCCCGAATGATGTGATTTGCAAAGCCATCCGGCTCCGACCAACGCCGCCTTCGACGAATTTCAAAGTTTGGGACTATGGTTTTGATTTCATCAAATATCCTCCAGACAAGGTCCTCTTTACGGACTGGGAAGATCTGGGGTACCTGTGTGATAAAGTGTTTCGCGAGATCCTGCTCACGATCGATACGGGCTCCGTCGATTGTGAAGTGGACCTCTGGTTGGACGGTGTGGAGCGCCAGAGCTGGTACATCAATACCTCGACGATTGATCGCGATCGGATATTAACAACCTCCAGCGATATCGTGGGGAAAAGTGTCCGTCTGGTCTTCACACCGGCAGCCGGGGGTAAAGCCCAGCTTTTCAATTACAAGTACAACTGGATTGTCGACCCATGCGCCGTGTTGCACTGGGATTCGTATGAAACGGCTTTTCAGTACGATGGCTTCAAGTTCATCAAACAAGTCTGGGTGGAGTACGTGTGCGAAAGTTCATTGACGGTCAAGATCTTCCGGGATATGAATCAGCAATTCCTCTCGACAACATTGCCGCCGCACACGTACCGCAACGTCGAACGCTTCTATTTGCCGCCGATTTCCACGAGTGGGTATACGAACAAGAGCAAGGTCTACCGGTTCACCATCGATCCGTGCAACACCTGTTCGCCGTTCAAGCTCTATAAGGACGGCACGAAAGTGGAAGTCATGTACTTGTCCGGCGACCAGCGCCAGGGTTATCAGCAGCAGCCGCTCTGGGAGAAGATTCCCATTGATGTGCCGCCTGGAGCTTAGTTATGGCAACACCATCCAACCAGCAGTTCTCGTTTGTCACAATCACAAAGACTGACCTGGAAAAAGGAGACCCGACCCGGCTCAATCAGGCGCTGCGCTTCATTGCCGAGCAGTTGGCCGCGACACAGGGTGGCCAGGGGCCGTTCACCTTCAAGGCCGGGCCGTTTACGTTCAACGGGAAGGTGACGGTGAACGGCGGCCTAGTGGTGGTGCTGCCGAAATTCAGTGGGAACCAGGCCGCTAAGGCCGGCGGTTTGGTAGTGGGCCAGCTTTATCAATCAACCGGGTCTTCAGTTGGTCAGGTAATGGTCGTATACTAGCGCAAGAAGGAGAAATCGATGAAACTCACGGGGTTTAATCTGCAGTCCAAGGATCACGAAAACGGGCAGCTTGTATTCCAGCATGCTTTTAGCGGCAACTGTTTCACGATTGCGGCGACGCCAGAAGAGATGCGCCACTATCGCATTGGCGAGTACTACGATTTGCATTTTGCATTGAACAACTTACACCACGAGAAAGCCAGCGGAGCGCAGGCCGCGTAGCAAATGTTCATCGCCAAAATCCCGGAATTCAAAGGCCAACTTTCTGTCGTCGTCCACCGGGCGAATGGCAGCACCGAAAAAGAGCGTATCGTCTCCAGCGATATGCTCTACACGCAGCCACGCAGCTTCTGGCGGGCTTTGTGGCGCCGGTTGAGGCGAGAGGCCCAGATCCCCGCGGCGATGGGTTTCACGGCCTTCCTGGCGTGGATGCTGGATCACGAATTCGGCGTCAGGGCGCCCATGATGTACAGCTTGGTGACGACCGCCGGGGTCAACTACCTCTGCAATAACTTCGCCAATGCCGGCGGCGCCAATGTCGCCAACTTCCTGTACCACGAAACTGGCACCAGCAACACGCCAGCGACCATCAGCCAGACTGATTTGAGCGCTCCGATCAGCCAAGCGCGTGTCGCGGGCTCGAACAGCAATCCGGCCGCCGGGCAGTTCCTCAGTTCAGCCACGATCGCCTACAGCAACACGTACACGCTTCAGGAATGGGGTCTGTACTCATCTCTCGGTGCTGGGTTGCCGCCGACCGGTGGAACGCTCTGGGACCGTCGGGTAATTTCGCCACCACAGGGCGTGAATTCCGGAGATTCTGTTACTTATTCCTATCTCGCGATTGCTACGGCGGGTGGCTCTTAGTAGTTGACATTTATTCCTCGTAAGTCATTGAAAAAATAGATTCAGTTGACAGAAATTACGCGCTATCCTTCTCTCTGAAAAGGTTGGAGGGAATTCATGAAAGCGTATGCTACCAGCGGCCAGGTTACCGGGGCTTCGACCAAAACCATCATCTCACTGCGGGCCACCTCCTCGCGCCGCCCGAAACTACTTCAGGTTGTCATTGGATGCGAGGGCACGCCGGCTGACAACGTGGCTGAGTTCGCAATTCGCCGCTTCACCGTCGATGGCACCGGCACGGTCGGTAGCTGCTACCAGGCTGATCTTGCTGATGGCACCCCTGTGGTCACGACCCAAAACAACTACACCACCGAGCCGACGTACATTGGCGGCAACATGTATGAGATCTCGCTTAACCAGCGCGCCACGGTGATTTGGAATGCACCACTCGGCGCCGAACCATCAGTGACGCTCGGTAGCGGCGGCATCGGCATCCAGGCGATCACGGCACCAACTCTGCCATACACAATCGGACTTTTGTGGGATGAATAGACTCAATAGCTTACGTGTTATTGATGGTACTTGGTAGGAGTGATATAATGACTCATTATGAGCAAAAAATCACACGCCGAGTACATGCGGAAATGGCGCAACGGGAACGAAGACTATGCCGAATACATGCGTCAATATCGCCAAGAGAATCGCGACAAGATTGCTAGCGATCATCAAGCTTGGCGCCAGCGTAACCAGAAACGTAACGCTGAACTGGCGCGCGAGTGGATTGTTAAAAATCCCGTTCTTGCTGCCTGTATCCGCAAGGCTCAGGCGGCCAACAGCCGTTTTCCTGGAAGACTCACGGCGCAGGATGTCTTTGAGATTATCGAGCGTTCTGGCTATAAGTGCCACTGGTGTGGTAAAGAAAATCTACGGGGGCCAGATTTGACGTTGGAGCATTTACAGCCGGTGAATGACAAGCGGTATCTCACGGTCGCCTGTCGCTCGTGCAATGGGGCGCATAAGCACAAATATTCAGATCGCATCCCGATCACCCCGGAGGAGCGAAAGGCTAAAGATGCCGTTCGCCTACGTGGTTGGTATCTCAACAATCAAGATCTCCAGCGCCAGCGGCAGCGTGATTATGAGGCTCGCATCAGGCTTCGGGAACAAGGATTTCCCGTTGATGATGCGCCTCGGACTAAGGCGATCAAGTGGAATCAGGCACACAGCGATATCAAACCGGCTGGCACATCGATGGCACAATTCCTCCACTCTCACGTAAAGTCTTCCATGGCACGCTATTCCGGCGACATCACGATCAACGATGTGCGCGAGATCATCGACCGGGAAGAGCGGAAGTGCCGCTGGTGCGGCAAAGAGCGCCTTTTCGGCGAAGACCTGACGCTTGAGCACCTCGACGAAACGAATGCGAAAGAAGCGATCGTTCTGGCGTGCCGGTCGTGTAACTCAAAGAAGTTACAGGAGGTAACAATTTGAGCGTAGTCTCCCCGCTCTATGGATCGAGCGGCCAAACCATCACGTGCACGTTCACTTCGCTCGGCGGAAGCTCACAGCGATGCTCCCTAGCGGTCGCGAGCGCTTCCGGAAGCAGCCTTGAAGTGTTTGTTGGAGTAGAGGCCACCACGGGTCCAGGCGGCGCTGGTTCGGTCAACGTCTACGGATACGGCACTGCGAACGGTGGAACAAATTACACTGACGGTGTGCCGGGAACCGATTCGGCGGTTGTGCTCACCAGTCCACCAAACGTCAGAATCATCGGCACAATCAACTGCCCTTCCAGCGGGTCGAGCTACATCGGCGGGCCTTTCCCGTTGAGCCTTGCCTTTGGGGGTACGATGCCGGACCACTGGGGCATTGTCGTGGAAAATGCAACAGGAACTTCGCTTGCCGGCTCGTCCTGCAGCGCCTGGTATCAGTCGGTTCAACAACAGGTCGTCTAGGAGGAGGGCCTAGCGATGGCACTCCTCTATCGCACACTTCGCTCGAGCCTCAAGCCGATCCTCGGCCTCAATGACATCAGTGCCCCTTCTGCGCAGAATCTGCAAGCTGGGTACCTGCTCAACGAAGCAGGCGGCGCGGTCCTCCATGATGTGCGTGGCGTCACGCCGGCGCAGCTCTCCGGAACTTACAACTGGCTACAAGGTCCAAGCGGGCCGGTAGTCAACTTCAACGGTGGGCTCGCCACTGGCCCATCTGCCGCACTTGACCCGTTCACAATCGGGTTCTGGCTGAAGTTGAGCACAGTGGCGCCGTCCAACCAGGACCCAATTTGTAAGTGCGATTCCTCTATCGGCCATGGTTGGATTATCCAGGTTGAATCGAGCGGTGGTGGAAATATCCGGTTTGATGCCGCATTCACCGGAGCGAATAACTTTCAGCTTCAAATGGCGGTCCCAGACACGACACACTGGCATTTCTACGTCTTTTACTGGGACAAAACCGGAGCCCACACCGGCGGCAACAGCAACGATGCGCACTCAGGCATCTATCTTGATGGCAAGCCTGCATTCATCAATACGGCGATCAGTGGCAGTGGCAGCCGCGTCTCCGATTCCGGCCAGCCCTTGACATTTGGTGCATTTACAGGCGGGATTTCCCCGCTGAGCAACGGGCAAATTGGATCCGTGTTCTTTTGGAATCGCATCGTTTCAGAGGCGGAAATTCAGGATCTTTACACTAAGACCTACCCCGCCATTAGGCCCTTGCATGTTTACCCAGCGCCACCGCCAATCCCCTCGCAGGACTATATCTTCTACGATTCCTTCGATTACCACCTCAAACAACAGCTAGCCCAGAAGTCATTCAATAGAAATGTCGAAACAGAAGGTTTCTGGGGGGAAGTGGTGCCAACCGGGGTTCCGACGTTCGGTTATGCTTTCGACGACCGCACCGATTACCGACAGGCTCCACTGCGCGCCGCTCACTTCCCGCGCGACCAGGTTGCTTTCCTTGACTTCGCGCCAGTAACGCCCGTGGTGCCATCCCAGGATTACATCTTCTATGATTCGTTCGACTATCGCGCGGCCGCCAGCCGGATTCAGCAGGCACATTTCGATCGAAACGCGGTTTTGAGCAACTTTCAAGCAACGGTTCCACCGTCATTCGGCTGGAATTTCTATGACTCCTTCGATTACAAGGCACGGCAGAATCGCTTGGCGCACTTTCCGCGCGACTACGTGGCTGATGCCGGCATCATCTTTGCGGCAACCGGCGCGGCCGCGGCACCCAGCATCGGCTACCTGTTCTACGATTCCTTCGACTACAACAAAGCCAAGCGGTTGAATCTGCAGTTCCCGCGGAATTATGTGGACAACACAGCGGCGCTATTCACGCCGGTTGGGTTGAGCGTTCCCTCGCAGGACTACATCTTCTACGACTCGAACGACTACGTAGGGCACGCGCGCCAGGCCGCGCAGCATGCGTTTCGACGGGACTACGTCGCCGAGCCACCGTGGAGTGCTCTTATCACACCGGCCTTTGTGGACCCGGCCGGCTGGTATCCCATCGTCACGCCGATCTCTGTCCCGGTACGCCAGCGACAAAGTTACTTCTATATAGGAGTGCCGAATGATCTCCGCGATGGCACCCTGTTGCCGGCCTGGAATTTCCTGCAAATCGGAGATTCGTCGCAAGAGCCATTGCGCCAGCGGGAATTGTTTCGACGCCTGCAACAGAATGTCGACCCAGTGAAGCCACCAAAGACCTTCCTGAGCGTCTTTTTCAGCGCCACCTGGGCACCATGGAACGCCAATCTGAGCAAGGCCGCAACCCGTAATTTCGTGGCGAGGATGCAAGCCTGGGCGGCGAGTCTCTCGATATTGTCACCGCACCCGCCGGCAATCGTCGGCTTCATGCTCAACGTGTGCTCGGAGTCGCGTCTGCTCGCAGCCATAAAGTACACCATAGCAACAGTTTGCCAAGATCCAAGGACGGTCACCGTGCCTCTCAATACAACGCCAGTTTGCATGACATTCGTGAAAGACCCACAAGCCACCACCGACTATTCGATCGACTGGACGATGCCGCTCACCGCCGCCTCGGACACGATTAAGACCTCTTCCTGGGCTACCGATCCAGGGGTCGCGGTGGCGAAATCAACTTACGTCGGCTATGTGGTCACCGCGTTCATCTCGGGTGGCACGGTGGGCTCCAGCTACTCGGTCACAAACACGATCACCACTCCCGGCGGGCGCACGCTGGCACAGAACTTTATCGTCAAAGTGCAATTGCTATAGTGTTGACCGAAATCTTCGCGTAGGATTGGGGTTAGTATGGCGATCCAGTACAGTGGCGGTCCGATCGTTTACAACAACTTCCTGGGCGATACCATCGCCGATCTCAAAAACGGCATCAACACGAACCTCTCGAACGCTGGCTGGAGCTCCTCGGTAGTGGCCGGGGGTTACACGCTGACCTGCGCATTGACCCCGCAATCACTGCAGTGCTCGATCAAGCTGCTCGACAACGGCACCAGCGTCACGATCCAGTTCTGCAACGTGGCCTTGACACAGCTCGGCGTCATCCACACCTCCACGCCGGCCGCCAACAAACGGTACCAGATCCTCGCCGATCCTTACCAGTTCTTTCTGTATTTGCCGAACGTGTCGACGCCATCGAGCGGCGCCATTATGGGCGGGGTTCCATGGATCCCGGCATTCCTACAGGCCGGCACAACCACAGCCATCTGGTCAATCGGCGACGGTGCGGGCAACGCGACGTTTCGGAATAGCCTCGCGCCGAATTCTTCGGATACTGACTATCAGTTCAACGCCAATGTCGGCAGCGGGTCCGGGCAGGGTAGTCCACAGCTCTTCGGCGTCCAAAGCAATGCGACTACGCTGGGTCTGGCAGGTCTCTGGTTTAATAATGCCGCGATCATCTGTGAGCCGATGTTGGGCTACGGAACCAGTAACAACGCGCTTCCGGTGATCGTCGGCGAATTGTGGGATGCCGCGCTGGTGATGCAATCCTACCAGCTCGATCTGCAGACAAATTTCAACAGCCACAATTACACCAACATCACCGACAACAACGCCAACGGCAGCCTGTTTGTCGCGACTACATAGGAGGTTTTTTTGTCGATCCAATATTCGGGCACCGTGATCAACGACAGCTTCACCGGGCAGTCGGTGCAAAGTATTCTCGACGGAATCAAGACCGCGCTGCTTGCCGCAGGTTGGACGCTGTACAACCGGCATCGCGCTGGCGCGACGTTTCTGAATTATCCGTTCAACGGAATCCCTGCTAATGGCGAATGGGTTGAGATCGGCCAAACCGTCTACAAGTTCTACACGTCCACACCTTTCACGGACGGATCCTTCCCGGTGTTCGCAGGCTCCGGCGCTTCCGCACAAACCTGTTTCTCAAATCTCGGGAGCGCAATTCAAAACAATGACCCCATTTTCAACTGCATTCAGGCTGGTACATTCGATCTCCCGCAAGCATGGAATGGAGTCCAAATCGTAGCCGGCAGCAGTACGACAGCCTACAACAACATCACGCTAGGCGTGGACAGCGCTAATTTAGGGAGCTGGTTCGTGACTCCTGCTGCATCTACCGGCGTGGGGATTACCACCGAGGGTGGTTGGGAGTTGGAATCGCAACAGACTGGAGAAGGCTTGAAGCTGCGCGTGCGCCTGGTCGGAGAGTTCAACCCATCAGCGGGGCTCCAAGCGAATCTGTACGTCACAACAGTGCTAGAGGACACCACCAGCGCGGTTTATTCGATCACTGTTAACCCGGTTTTGACCTATCGGATCATCTGCGGGCCGTACCAACTGTTCATTTTCGCCAGCGAGTCAACCACGAACGGTACGGCCGTGTCTGGCGGCGTTCCTTATTTGCAGAGCTTTCTTGTCCCAAATCCGATCACGGCCGCTACTTCGGCAACGCCAGTCCAGTGTACAACGCTCAACGCACACGGCTTATCGACCGGCCAAACCATTTCGATTACGGAAGCGCTCGAAAAGATGACCATCGGATCGATGGGGCGCCAGCCAAGCGGCTTACAAACCGGGAACATTCTCGTCAGCGGCAATAACACGTTCCGGACCGGAGACACAGTACGAATTAGCACCGGCGACGCTGTAGTCGACGGAATCTACACCATCAGCAACGTCAGTAGCACCTCATTCTCGCTCGACAACTCCACGCCGAATATCGGGACGGCAACCGGCTTCTGCTACGGGCCGAAACATTCTGTGAACGGTACCTGGACCGTCACGGTGATCGACAACTTCAACTTCACATTGAATGGTTCTGTGGGCGCCGGCTCGCAGCCGTATTACGGCGTCGGATTGGTGGCTGCGCCAGGCACACTGAACCGCGCTATCTGGTCAGTCGGGTCTTCTGGCGCCAACTTCCGCACGGGCCTGTACTCCGCCGGCAATGCGCAATTCATGGCGCTGAACTCGGCGAGTTACGAAGCGCTGACGAATATCGATCAGGCCAATCCGCGTTTAGTGATGCCGGGATTGCCTGGCAAGCCCTTGAATTTCTCTAACGGATGCGCAGCAGTGATCGAGCCGCTCATTGCCGCCGGCGCGAATGGGGCTGGCTCGCCGCCAATGGTCTTCGGACAGCTCTGGGACTCAGCTCTGGTGACGACGATCTACACGCTGGACATTGAAACCAGCTTTGACAACCATAACTACCACTTGTACAGCTCGCAAGTTGGCGACTCCACACACTTCCAGGGCGGCTTTTTCTTGGCAATTTCGTGAGGTGCAATGGCTATCCAGTATACGGGCTCCGTGCAAACCACGACTTTCTCCGGAGCGAGCGTCAATTCTATTCTCGATGGCATCAAAAACGGTCTCACTGCTGGCGGTTGGACGCTCGTTAAGAATCGTTTTCGTGCGCAGAATACCTTCACGAATGAGCCATTTTTGGAGAATCCATTCAACGGGGAGATCCGCGGAATCGGTGCGACAAACTATCTCTTTTTGAATACGGCAATCGGTTGTCCAACTGTGCAGATCGAGCCAAGCGCATCGGGCTCGATCTTCAATTGGAGTCTGCAAATCAATGCCTGTGACCCTCTATTCTACTCGCCCTTCGGCGGGCAGGTGCCAGCACAGACCGACGCGCGCGCGCCATCCTATCTGTACATTGTGGCTCAGCACGATGGCACGGTCGGAAACAACCAAGCCTGCACATTACAGAGCGCGAATTTCGGGACCTGGCAATCTGGCGTCACCTTCGGTGGCGGCTGGGAGATGGTCTCGGCAATAACGCCAGAGGGGCTGCAGATCAAAGTTCAGGCGGTCTGTGACTTCATCTTCGGCGTTGGAATCGTCGCTGACATCTATATTTCCTCCGTGCTCGAAGACGTCATCAGCCAGCCAATTCAAATCAACGTGCAGAATGTCGCTTACACAGTTACCGCGGATCCGTACCAGTTCTTTCTCTACCAGAACGGCAGTGCGAACGCCTTCACATCGGCAAGCGGTGGCACGCCGTACCTCTATTCGATCACCGCACCGCTGCTCATTTCGAGCGTGGTTGCTCCGCTGAACGGAAGCGTCACCTGCCAGACGGCGAGCCCTCATGGCCTAGTCAATGGGCCAAACGGGACTGGCCCGATCATCCAGATTTTCGAAGCACGGGAAACGATGGGGGTCAGCGGATCGAATGTCAGTTCGTTGCCTAGCGCACTCGGGAACACCTTTTTGCAAGCGGCATCGGATTTCCAGAATGGTGATGTGATTCAATTAACAGGAAGTGGGGCTGCAACGGATGGAACCTTCAAAATTCACAATGTGATTCCGTTCAATGCGTTGTCCGGGACACCGGGGTTCACCCTCGACAACACGCTTGGGGTGTCTGGTTTAGGGGGAACGATTATCGGGCCAGCTCATAGCATCAATGGCAGTTGGCAAATCACAGTTGTCGACACGACGCATTTCGTTCTGAACGGCGCGGTTGGCACCGGTATCCAGTACGTCGCGAACACTGGGCTGGTCGCCGCCGCGAACCACATCGCCCGCTGCCTCTGGGGTTTTGGGTCGAACAGCAATTATAATCTCCGGAACTCGCTGCGATCGGATTCGAACGCGCAATTCATCTGCGTCAATGGTGCCAGCTATAACCAACTCAACCAGGGGGATCCGGCTGCCCCACGCTTTATCTACCCCGGCATACCGGGTCAGCCCCTGCGTTACAGCAACGGCTGTGCCGTTCTGATGGAACCGCTGTTAGCCGCCGGCTTGGATGGCACGAGCAGCCACGCGCAAGTTCTTGGCCAGCTCTGGGATGCCGCGTTGATCACCGGCGCTTTCATGACAGATCAGCAATCGGCTGTCGACGCGCATAACTTTTCGGCGTACTGTAATGACCAGGGACAGACCTTCCCTCTGCCGCTCATCTTGCAGGGTAGCCTTTGGATCGTGTATCAGTAGATGGCTTTCATCATCAATTTCGTCACCCCGCGCAACGTCGGGAACGCCACTACCTGGATCCAGATCCCGGAGAGTTTACAATTCACCGCGGGCGGTAAAACAGCCGCCGGTGGCGCTTCCTTACTTGGCGCCGTTGCGGTCGGTGAACAAGGTATCGGCTTTGACGAATGCGTGCAGCAGTCTTCGGGTGTCCTAGCAATCAGCTTCCAGGACATCCATGCGCTGGACAAAACCACCGAAAATGCTCCTATCCTGGAAGATCAATATGAGCTTCCGGCGAATACGGCGAATGCGAATACCTGGCAGCCGATGAATCCGTTCCCATGGCCAGTGGCGGGATTCTCGGATTTCTCCTGGCAGCCGATGAATTCCGGGACAATGAGCAACCCGTGCGCCGTAGGCGCGAACGTCGCCGGCTCGAACGCTCCGTTCGACGGCGTGATGTCGCCTGGTTCATGCTTGCTCACAGAGAGCTTCATGGATGGCGCCTTTGCGCCTGGCTCGTGCCTGCAGGGTTTTAGTTTCATGCTTGGAGCGGAAGCTATCCCGCGCTGCGCTGCCGAATGGAATGGTTGCCAGCTCTCGCATATCGTTCCACCACCACTACCACCAATTGCGCCACAGCCTGTGCTGCCGCCCAGCATACCGCCACCATCGACATTGGGCTCCGGATTCCAATGCGAGATCATTTTCCAGAAGGCGCCACAAGACATCATCGACTTCTCGGAAGTCTGGGGCAACTGGCTGATCGGGAGCGATACGATCGTTTCTGCATCTTGGGCGGCCGATTCTGGGTTGACGATTCTTAGCTCGAGTTTCACCGCGACCACAACCACCGTGTTTGTGAGCGGCGGCATAGCCGGACAGATCTATGCCCTCCGTGGCGCGATCGCCACAGCCGCCGGCCGTATTGAATTGCGATCTGCATTGGTTTACGTGCTGACCTGCAATCCGAACTCGGCATCGCCCCCATCGAAAGCAGCAATCCAGTGCTTCCGGATTGCCCCGAAGAACCCGGCATCCGTTGTCGATATTCAGATCAGTTGGGCTTCCTACTTGGCGCCGGGGGATTACATCCTCAATTCGAGCTGGTTTGGCCCAGGCGGAATCGGCTTAGGATCAAGCACATATACACAGAATTCCGCGTCAGTGCGAGTGTCTGGGGGGATTTCTGGCACCAACTACGCGATCACGAACCTGATAACTACAGCGCTAGGGCAAACAGCAGTTCGCCGGGTGGAAGTAGAAGTCGGCACCTGTATAACGACCAACTCACCGCAGCAATCCTGACCGGCACTCCTATATAGGAGTGTTTTTTAGAGTGTCCCGTTATCGCTCTTGCCGTTGGCGGTCGCCTTCCAAGCCAATAGCGGCGTCCCGATATCGAACTGAATCGTAAGGCTGTCGGAACCCGATGTGAGCGTCTTGGAGACACTCACGCCCGGCTGAAGCACATCGGTGTAGGTGCCGATGAGTGTGGTCCCTTTCTCACAGATTCCGGTGACTTGGCTGTACATGGCCGCGCGCGGAGCCATGGTCGGGCGCTGGGTGACGGAGATGTCGCAGGAGAGTGCCCCGGCAGTCACACGCACGCCGGTTGTAACACCGTTTTTGTTGGTGAACCGGGTGACGTCACCAGCCCGGACATTGGTTTGCGCCCGTGTGTTGATGGCAACATTGAGGAGAAAGCCTAGTGTTAGGGTGGCAAAGGTTAAAAGCGTGAACGTGTCAACTTTCATGTTGACAAGTATACGCTAATTGCCGACGCCCATCATAGGCAATTGCTGCTGGGCTGCTGTGACCACTACGGGTGTCACCGTTGCGGCGATCGCGCCACCAAATTCCAGGACCGCAGTTTCAACTCCACCGAACATCATAGTTTAATGCGCCTCCTTAGAAAGTGTACACCCAAGCCGCGCCATTTGCGCCCGGTCCGCCGCTCCCGCCCGTGGTTGTCCCGGCGCCGCCGCCACCACCACCACCACCCGGCCAGCCGCCGGCGCCGCCATTCACCCCATTGCCACTCCCAAAAAAACCGCCGCCGCCGCCGCCAGCCCCCGCGAGTGTGCTGTTGCCGCTTGGCCCGGCGGACCCGGCTAAACCGTTGCCGCCGCCAGCTCCGCCTGTGCCGCCAGAGTAAGTCCCGGAGGCACCGCCAGCAGCCCCGGCAGCATTTGTATTTGACGTTGTGCCACCGGCCCCGCCACCACCACCGCCGGCACCGTAGATAGCTCCACCGCCAGCTAAACCAGCGCCGCCGGCGGCCAGTGCTCCACCGCCCGCTCCGCCGCCATACTCGGCCGACAAGCCAGATGAGCCAGCAGCACAGCCGGCACCCTTGCCAGCAAAGCCATAAGCAGCGGCAACCGTCTGCGGACTACCTCCTGTGCTGCTGGTTGTACTACCATTGAGGCCGGCGCCGCCGGTCCCCCCACCGGCGCCTCCGCAGACATTCGCAGCGCGGCCGCCGACACCGGCGCCACCACCATAGGCTGCCAGTGTTGAACCGAACCACGTGTTACCGCCAGCCGTGCCAGTACCACCCGCGGCGTTAACTCCAGGAGCCCCAACGAGGCCGGCCGATCCGACCGTTACTGTAATGGTCGACGCCAGGTCGGCTAAATTGTAAACGGCACTCGCATAAGTGCCACCACCACCGCCTGTTCCGCCAGCGCGGCTGCTGCCGGTGGACTGTCCAGATCCACCACCACCGCCACCACCTGCGCCAATTAAGATGACCTTGCAAGCATTAAAGGATCCAGCGGTTGGTTTGGTCCACGTGAAAGCTCCGGCGCCCCCCGCCGAGCCGAAGACCTGCACGTCCACGTGCGGCCGCATGTCGGTGTTTAGGAACTTCGCTGTGACGCCGGCAACCATTTGATAGCTGCCACCGGCCGTGTTCTTGTTCGTAGCGACTGTATTTTCTTGCGCACGGATGACGTTGATGGTGTCCGTGGAAATGGAATTTACGCGAATAATTTCGACATTCGGATCTGTGCTCGGATCGGAATATCCAGCCACATCCCACCAAACGGCGTTGAAGCCGCCCGTGGCGTTGATTGTCGGCAGCAGGGCACCATTGCCAGAAACAAGCTGGATGCTAGTTGCGCCGGCACTATAGCCTGTGGAAACAGTGACTCTTGAAAAGTTTTGTGTTTCGTCAATCGCCATAGCTTAAAAGGAGTAGATCCAGGCCCCGCCATTCGCGCCAAGGCCGCCATTTCCACCGACTGTTGTTCCGGCGCCGCCGCCACCACCACCACCACCCGGCCAGCCGCCGGCGCCACCCGTCCAGGTTGCACCGCTGCCGCTGCCAAGAACGCCACTGCCGCCGCCGCCAGCCCCCGCGAGTGTGCTGTTGCCGCTTGGCCCGGCGGACCCGGCTAAACCGTTGCCGCCGCCAGCTCCGCCTGTGCCGCCAGAGTAAACCCCGGAGGCACCACCGGCGCCTCCCGCGGCGCTGGCATTTAGCGTCGTGATCCCGGCCCCGCCGCCACCACCGCCGGCACCGTAGATAGCTCCACCGCCAGCTAAACCAGCGCCGCCGGCGGCCAGTGCTCCACCGCCGGCACCGCCGCCGTATTCAGCCGAAAACCCAGTGCTGCCGACTGAACAGCCGGCGCCTTGGCCACCCGCGCCAGCGACAGCTAGCGCAGTCTGTGGGGCACCCCCTGTTGTGGAAACAGCGCCGCCGTTACCGCCAGCCCCGCCAGTACCGCCGCCACCCCCGCCGGCGATGGCAGTCCGGATCGTTCCACCGCCGGCGCCACCACCATAGGCTGCGATTGTGGATCCGAACCACGTGTTCCCGCCCGCCGTGCCGCCCGTGCCTGTTGCGGTCGAACCTCCACTGCCATTCAACCCAGCAGAACCGACCGTGACTGTGACGGTGGAGCTGAGATCACTGAAGTTGTAGATGACTTGTGCCTGGGCACCACCACCGCCGCCTGTTCCGCCAGCGCGGCTGCTGCCACTCGCCTGGCCCGCGCCGCCACCGCCGCCACCACCACCGCCGACGAGTACGACTTTGCAATTCTGGAAATTCCCGGCGGTTGGCTTCGTCCACGTGAACTGTCCGGCGCCACCCGCCGAGCCGAAGACCTGCACGTCCACGTGCGGTGCGACGTCCGTGTTTAGCCACTTAGCCGTGAGCCCAGCGATCATCAGATAGCTGCCGCCCGCGGTGTTCTTGTTGGTCGCCACCGTGCCTTCTTGTGCACGGATCACGTTGACCATGTTGCTGCCAGTGGAGATGGAATTGACACGGACGATCTCTACGTTCGGATCTGAAGTCGGATCCGCATAAGAGGCCGCATTCCACCAGACCGTGTTGAAGCCGCCCGTGGCGTTGATTGTCGGTAACGGAGTGACGCTGGCTAAGGCGATTTGCGTGGAACTGCCGGTATAGCCCGCTGAGCCTACGATTACCTTTGCAAAATTCGCTGCTTCATCGATTGCCATGTCAGTTATAGAAAAGGTTCATGACGATGTCGCCTGAACCCACTGCAGTGGAATCGGCCGCCGGCGCGTTGACAGTGACCGCGTAACCGAGTCCGGACCCGAAAGTGATGCCGGCGTTGTACTCAGCCGCGAGCATGCCGGCGCCGTTTGCGTTGCCAGGGATAGGCAGCGTGACGATTGGTGTGTCGGTGCCAACCGAAATTGTGGTGCCCTTGCTGTAGAGCTTCACGTACCGAATCGAGGCATTGGTGTTGACAATAGCCCAGCCGTATAGCGAGCTCGGGCTGCTTTTGACACATGAACCGTTGGTCGTGTTCAGCGAGATCAAGCTATTGCAGAAATGGCCAGAGCCGGAGACGATGGGGACCTGGGTGACATTGATTAAACCGCCACTGCCGATAACTGAGAGGGCTCCACTCGCGGTGCTGCCGATGATGCCGATGGCACCCCCACTGCCGGTGATCGGGAACGTCCCCCCACTACCAACGACCGAAAGCGCTCCGCTCGAGGTGCTGCCAAGGATTCCAAAAACCCCTCCACTCCCAGCAACCGCCCAAGGTGAGGTGCCTTGTGTCACTGCAATAGTGCCACCGCTGCCCACCACCGAAAGCGCTCCGCTCGAGGTGCTGCCGACGATCCCGAACACGCCACCGCTGCCCGTCACGGCCCATGGCGTCGTACCTTGTGTCGCGGCGATGGTGCCACCGCTGCCCACCACCGAAAGCGCTCCGCTGGCCGTGCTGCCAATGATCCCGATGATTCCACCAGATCCGGTGATAGGGAAAACTCCGCCACTGCCAACAACCGAGAGTGCGCCACTCGATGTGCTGCCGACAATTCCGACAACACCGCCGCTGCCAGTCACCGGGAACAGACCGCCGCTGCCCGTGACAACCCACTGCGAACTGCCCTGGTAAACGGTTGCACTTCCACTGATCGGGAAGAGCCCACCGCTGCCGACAACCGACCAGGGCGCGCTGCCTTGGTAGGCGGTCGTCGAGCCGCTCGATGCTCCACCGCCAACCTGGACATTCACGAGAAGATTACCGCTACCGTCGACATTGAGCGCCGCCATCTTGCCAGTTGGATTCTGTGCGCCAACGGCCGTGCCCGCCGATGGGAACGAAGAACCGAAGTTCGACGAAGTGCCGCCGGAGCCGCCACCGGCGACGATGTTCACGCGCAGCGCGGTATTTACTGTGTCGACAACGTTGGCGCCGCTCAGCGCCGTACCGCCTAATTGGCTGACGTTCGCCCCAATCAATCCACCGCTGCCTGTCACTGGGAATAAGCCAGCACTGCCGGTCACGGAAACCGGCGAACTGCCCTGCAGGACTGTCACGGTACCGGCCACGGCAACTGGGGAACTGCCTTGCAGAACAGTGATTTGACCGCCTGAGCCGACCACGGCAACTTGCCCACCTGAACCAACAACCGCCCACGGCGGAGTGCCCTGGTAAACGGTCGCTGATCCGTTGATTTGGACGCTGCCCGTTACCGGGAAAAGCCCGCCACTGCCGACAATGGACCATGGCGGATTGCCCTGATAGGCCGTCGTTGACCCTGTGGAGCTACCGCCGCCGCCACCGCCGACGGCTACATTGACCAGCAAGTTGCCGCTGCCATCGACGTTCATGGCGGCCATTTTGCCGCTAGGGTTCTGAACGCCCGCCGCGGTACCGGCCGATGGGAAGGACGACCCAAAGTTCGAGGATGTGCCACCCGCGCCGCCGCCAGCAACGATGTTTACGCGAAGAGCCTGATTGCCCTGGTCGACAACGTCAGCGCTGCCAAGAGTCGCCCCGCCAACCTCAACCAGATTGACATTGCCACCCGAGCCGCCACCCGATGCGTCGCCGCCGCCTTTGAAAATCATGCAAACCTCGCCTTAATCCAAGCCCACAGCCCGGCTGTGTCTACCCACCGCATACCGTCCCAGCGCGGCCGTTTGAGATGCGGCGGCAAGTAAGCCGTGATGATGCCGGCATGGTAGCCGGGCGCATCCCGCGGTACGGAGACTTCGGAGGTGATGAAGCCTTTCTCGTCGATCACGTAGCCGCGCACCTGTGTGAAGCCTCTTGGGTAACTCACGGTGATCGAATTGGGGTATTGGACAGTGAGCATCAGTAGATCTCGTAGGTGATCATCACGCCGTCGCCTGGGTTGTCGGCATCGATGTAGAACTGGTTGAGCTCATACACATTCGTGCCTGGCCCGGAAGTGAAAGAGATGGCTTCGTTGGCTGTCTCGAAATACCACAACACATTGGTGTAATTGGTCTTATCCGCCGGGCTGCTGTTGCTCAACAGATAAACTTTATTGCCGATGCTATTACTGGAAAGCGATCGGACAACGAAGGCGGAGACCGGCTGTTGATAGCCGTAGTCGCTTTGCAGGGTCGATTGCGATGCCAGCGGCATCGCCGGCAGCGGCACGCCAGGGGTCGGCTTGATGGCGCCGGTGGAGGCAATGAGAGCCATACTCAACCGGATTATAAGGCATGGAGTATCAGGTATTTCCGTCAACCTTTTTCATCCATCAGATAAGCTTTGTTTTGCCAACTTTCTGATTCTGTTGACCGAAATTATGGTTTACCATGCAGCCATGAGCGCTGTCGCTGAACCGATTCACTCCTATATAGGAGTGAATCTGCCGGTTGTCCGTGAAGACAAGAACCAGGTTTACTTTCTTGACAGGCTGATCGTGGCGCCGAATCCAAGCGAGCAAATGCTGGCCTACGCTTATCTGGAATTCGAGCGGCAGGGCTTGAACAAGTACATCTGGTACGAAGGGGTTCCGTCGCTTTCCTGGTATCTTGCCGAGTTCAAAAAGATGGTGGTGCTCGGCTGCTATGAGGATGTCGACGGCATCGCGCAGATCCGCGGGCTCGGCTGGGTGAACACTCTGACGCTCATGGGCGGCAAATTCAAGAAGGCTGAAGTTGGGATGGCCTTTTTCAAGGAGGTCCCACACGGCCACACGCATTCGTTTGGTTTGATGATGGTCGACCACGCGATCACGCACGTGGGGCTCGATGCGATGTTCGGCGCAACCCCGGTGAAGAATCCGGCCGCGATCCGCTACATGCAGAAGCTCGGCTTTAGCCACTGCGGCCCGGTGGAGAACTACTGTTCCTTCAATGGCGAGTTGTGCGCGTGTGAAATCAGTTGGATGACCCGTGAAAAATGGGAGCAGATCCGCCCGTTCCGGGTCGAGAAGGAGTAAGCCGTGGGTGGCCCAAATCTATCCGCGCAACAAAGTCTAGGGGCTGAACAGCAAGCCTTGCTCGGCCAGGAAGTCGGTGCCTCACAAGGCACGCTTGGCCAGATGCAATCGATCCTTGGGCCGCTGGTGCAAACCTACGAGCAGCAGCAGCAGCTTCAGCAGCCGGCCATCCAGTTCGCGCAGGGGCTGGCCTCCGGCAACCCAGCAGACGTTACCAAGGCGGCCGCCCCACAGCTCTCTCAGATCGCGCAACAATACGCTGGGGCGAAGCAGAACATCCTGGACACCACGCCGAAGGGTGCCGCGCAGGACTTCGCGCTGATGCAATTACCGCAACAGCAAGCGAACACAACTGCGGGATTGCTTGGCGGCGAAGTCAATGCCGGCATGAATACTCTGCTCGGGCTGGGGCAGGGGGCGCAAGGTGCGCTAGGAAACATCGCCAGCGGGCTAGGTGGTCTGAGTATGCAGCAACTCGGTGCTGGATTGACGTCCGGGCAAGGCGCGAGCCAGACGAATCAATCGGTAATGAATGCGCAGGCACAGCAGAAGGCGAATACGATGAATTTTCTGGGCAGTCTGTCGGGCGCCGCGGGTACCGCTGCAAGTGGCGGTGTCTTCGGCAGTCTTTAGCAATGTTTTTGGTGGGGGTGGGAGCACTGCGTCTCCTATGGGCATCGTGACGAACCCGTACGGCGAGGCGGGCTCTTTGACTCCTTCGAACGTGAACACGAGTTTGCCAAGCTGGTTACAGCCAAGCATGCCGTCGTACGGCGGGTAAAATGCCACAACAACAGCCTCCACAATTCGACTTCAATCCGGGAGCGGTGCAAGGTCCCTTTAGTGGTATGCTCACGGGCCAAGCGCCGACGTACCAGACCGCGCCGAACACTGGCTGGAGCACAAAGACCGGTTCAGTACTCAATGTGGTGACGAGCTTCCTGGGCGGCATCGAACGAGGTCGGGTCAAGAGCTATGAGCGCGAGCAGCAACAGGAAGCCAAGCAGCGCGGCGTGGTGATGGACTACATCAACATGAAGCTGCGCGATCCGAACCTCACCGATGAAGGCCGCGCCGCGCTCGAGAAGCAAGGCATGCAGTACATGGCGCGGACTGTCCTCAGCGAAACCGATGGCAAGGGGAAGAAGAAGGGTGGGGATGAGCAACAAGGGATCATGGGACACATCGCTGGCGCGTTCCACGATATCGCCCTGGGCATGGTTGGCGGACAGTTGCCTAAAAAAGGCAAAGGCGAAGACATCGACCCAGCGCAGTTCATGGCGAATGTTGACGCTTTGTCGCAAAACCCGAAATTCTCGAAGGCGGCGGCCGTACAGATGGCACAACAGCAAGTCCAGAATATCCTCAAACAAGTGCCTACCGGTGCCGACCAACAGGTGATCCTACGTGCATTGCAAGGTAGCCCAGACCAACCGGGACCGTTGGTCGTGATGCAGAAGAATATGGATCCGCAGGCGTTCAGGGATTATGTCGGAAATCTCATTGGCGGTTATGCGGAGCCATTACGCACAGCCGGAACGTTCCAATCCAAGCTCGCTGAACTTGAGAAGGCCGGCGTCCACCTAACTGAAGCCCAAAAACAACAAGCCGGCGAAGCTTACATGGGCGTGAAACAGCAGGCGGAACGTTTTATGCCGTTCTTCCTGGATGGCCGCCAAGCGCCGGACAGTGTAACCCAGGATGCCATGGGTAATCCGATTGATCGTACCGGAAACACCCAATACAAGATCGAAGAGGGAACTAACCGATGGTTCCCGGCGACCGCTGGCCCTGTTGGTGGTACCAGGGCGATCACGGGACCAGACGGGAAACCGGTGATTGTCCGTGGTGCTGAGGCAATCGGCAAAACACCAGCACCGCCACAACTAAGGCCCGAAGAGATCAAGAAAGCGGCCGCTGCCCGTTTCCAGAAGATCCAGGATACCGAGCAGGCTGAATACGAAAAAGCCGACAAGCAATGGGCCGAGATCAAAGCTATCACAGATAATCGAAACGCGGATGCTCTTAAAAAGAAGCTTGGTGTCGACGCTACCGGCTTCACTTCGGATCAGTGGAAAGCGGTGCGTGTGATGGCCGACAACGAGCGGGCACGCGCGCGCAACGAAGCTTTACAGCGCAAGCAATTGGCGGTCGACCAAGCGAACCGGGAATTTTACGGTATGGATACGAACTATGCGAAAGAAGCTGAGGGCGGTGGCGGTGAA